ATTTATATACAATGGCGAAAAAAGAAGCTAAAACCAAATATTACCTAGGTAATCCTAATTTACCCGTGGCTGATGCTCAGATTGAATTCGAGCCCTGGATGATAAAAGAAATATCTAAAAGTAGGCAAAATTTATTACATTTCGCTGAAAATTTCTTCTATATAATTGACCCTGAAAAAGGCAAAAAGCAAGTTATTAAATTATTCCCGTATCAAAGAAAAATATTAAGAACTCTAAGAGATAATAACAAAGTAATATTACTTGCATCAAGACAATGCGGTAAAACTACGCTACTAACTATATATGCCTTATGGGTTGCATGCTTTAATGATTATCAAAATATAGTTATTGTTGCTAATAAAGAAGCTACCGCAATTGAAGTATTTAGACGTATAAAACTAGCGTACGAAGAATTACCTTTATGGATAAAACCAGGTGTATTATCATTTGCTACAACAGCGTGTGAATTTGACAACGGTTCAAGAATATCTATTTCAACAACTACAGGTTCTGCAGCGCGTGGTATGACAATCACATGCCTTTTACTTGATGAATTAGCTTTCATTGAACCTGCATCAATTCTCGAAGATTTCTGGCGCTCTGTTTATCCTACTATATCCAGATCACCAGTCGCAAAAGTATTAATAGCATCAACACCAAACGGTACAGGTAATCTATTTCATAAGTTATTTGATGGAGCGGAAAAACAAGAAAATGGATTCGTTTATGAACGTGTACGTTGGTATGATTTACCAGGTCGTGATGAAGAATGGAAGCAGCGAGAAATAAAATCGATGGGGTCGCATGAATCTTTTTTACAAGAATACGAAACCGTTTTCCTTAATACAGGTGAATCTTCTATTGATGATGTTTTGTTTGAGGAAATGCTTTTAAAATGCACAGAACCTAAAATAGTTTTAGATGAGGGTAACTACAAAATATGGGAAGAACCAGACTCTACAAGAGTTTATGTAGCTGGTGTTGATATATCTGAAGGTGTTGGTATAGATGCATCTGTTATGCAAATACTGGATATAACAGATATCAAAGATATTAGACAGGTAGCTGTATATCATAATAGGCACATACCACCTCTAGAGTTTGCTAATAAAGTATATACAATCTTAAAGAACTGGGGATCTCCATTAGCTCTTATAGAGCGTAATAATTGCGGCGCACAAGTAGTTGATCGCCTTGCTTTTGATATGGGGTATGCGGGTATTGTATCATATGGAGCTAAAGTGGCTAATAGATCAAAACCTCAAATGGGTATGATAGCTCATACTAACACAAAGTATAAAGGTGTTATGAATATGAGATACTTTATAAATGAAGTTCGCTCTGTAACTATTCAGGATATTGATACACTAAAAGAGTTAAGAGACTTTGTTAGATATCCTAATGGTACATGGAAAGCTAAGGGTGGTTATCATGATGATAGAGTTATGTCACTAATCTATGCATTGTATATACTAGAGAAAGAGCTAACAGAAAGATATTTTGAAATTATTGAATTAGATGATCACGGAAAGCCGTGTAATATAGAAGTAATGGATTATGGTGTTGCTAGCTTCGAAGAAGCTACATCTATCTATAATGATTTTGAAGTAGTTGGTGTAAATAATGTGTATATGACACCTATTGTTTTCGGTATGGGTCAAACAGATCAATTAGCTGAAATCGAATGGTTACAACAGGAAGGATGGACACAACTAAACTAATATGTCAGATCAATATCAACAATCTCTATTAAACAAGGCACGTAGCGATAAGTTCTTACTTGTCTTTGATGTACCACCTATTTTAAAAACATTTGCTGCACCTCTTAATAGTAAAATAAGCAATAATACTATTATTCCTGATTCTGTTCAGTTTTCCATTTTTGGTACTGTTGTACCTGAAATAATAGTACCTGCAATAGAAAATAGATACGCTGGTAACACACTGTATGTGTCATCTAATTCAAAAAACTCATACCCACCTGTAAATGTAAAATTTGCTGTTGATAATCAATTCAAAAACTACTGGGTAATATATCAGTGGCTTAATCTTCTACACGATCAACGTGAAGGTAGATATAACGCTAAAGATATACAAATAGACAGTAACTTTACAGATTATCAAACTATTTTAACTATATATGGTGTTGACGAGTTTGATAATAAACGCATTAAATTTAACTATATTGGTGCATTTCCAACGTCAATTGATGGCGTCGATTACAATTATCAAACCAGTGGTGAAATCATTGGAGGCTTTACTTTTGTATACTCTCAGATGCATATAGAGTTGCTTGATTTATAGAAAAAGAAATTGATTTTCTATAAATACTTGTATGGCAGTACCAACTATAAAATCTCCTGGTGTTGAAATCGTAGAAAAAGACTTATCACTAGTCGCCCCAACAAACTTTGGAACAAGCGTTTTTGTTCCGGGTTTCGCGAATCAAGGGCCTATTGACGAAGTTATTCAAATCTCTTCAAGAGAAGAGCTTGATTTAGTCTACGGTACACCGACTAACGCAGCAGAAAGATACTTCTACTATACAGTAGACGAACTATTAAGATCACCAAGTAACATTTACACTTCACGTCTTCCATATGGAGCTAGTACAGGTGTTGGATTTGGTTCTAAATACTCCGCACTAGCTTATCCAGTAAAATTTGTATCTTCTCTACAGAGTTATACCTTTAGTACATCAGCTACTACAGCACAGAATTTATCTGCTGCTAATTTTAGCTTAACACTATCTAATAACACATCATATACTTTCGGATTCAGTGCAACTACATTCAACCCACTCGTTTCCACATATAACGCATATGTTAGGTTGACAGGTACAACACCGTTTGCATCACCAGCTCTTATTAACGCGCTATCTGCTGCTATTAATAGTATAGATACAAGTGTTACATTCCAATCTGCAGGTCCAATTCTTACAGCCACTCTTTCAGCTGAAGTTTTACCAATTTATAACTTTGGAAGTGTTCCTACAAATAATACATTTACTGGTGTACAGAGTGCATCAGATAACCTTAATCTCTCACAAGGTACATATGTACTAGGTCAACCTACTCACGTAGAACTTACATATGATGAGTATCAATCAGTGCTTGATGGATCAGGCTTTACATGGAGTCCAAAAGCTTCTGCAGCTTCTGCAATAGGAACTGTTGCTTCTCTAGGTGGCGCTGGTGTTATTGTACTAAACAAAGCACAAACAACACTTAACGACAGATATGAGGGTTATTATGTTGGTTTAGTTGATAACACAAACGTTAACCCTGGTACAAACTACGATGGTATTCTTAATGTTAAGTCAATTAACTCATCACTATCATCTACTTCATCATATCTCACTATTCCTGAGCAAACTCTAATATTCTCCTTATCTTCTGATTATAGATACGGTCCAACAAATAGTGTTTCACAGGTAATGGAAACACTAACAGACTACAACATTGATAATCGTCAAGATGACGATCTTCTCAATGTAGGTATCTTTAAACTACGTAAGTCTATTTTCTCTACTGAATCATTCAAACTTGATTACAGCTTAGAAGATAGAATCGTTGGTTCTATTGACTACTTCAGAACAACAAATAGCGAAAGCGGTGGACCTGCTGTTAACTTCTTCTTAGAAGCAGCGGATACTAAGTCACGTAACGTTGAGATTCTAGTTAACGATTATATTTCAAATCGTAATAGCTCTACTTCAATCGATGAAAATGGTCTACCTAAGAAGAAAATAAGAATTCTTACTAAGCAGCTTACTACTAACACAGCCGTTGCTGCGACTGGTATTGCACCTTCCTTCATGGGTACTCTGACAGGTAGTATTGGATATGCAGATAGCTTATTCTCTCTTGGTGCATTTAGTAATACAACAGTAACTACTAAGAATCTCGGTGATATTCCAGCGAAACTTGATAGAGCATTAGATGGTATTCGTAACGAAGACATCTACGATCTAGATGTTGTTGTTGAAGCTGGTCTTGGTACTGTATATGTTACTAAACAAGCTACTGGATTAGATTACTTCGATGATACAACTTATAGTGGTACATTATCCGCGCAAGTCGAAGCATTAAGAACATCTGGTACACTAGGTACTGCAGGTGAAACAATTAGAGCTAACTACGCTACTATCTTTAATAAGCTTGAATCATTCTGCTCTCCATCTTATATTGGTGGTGGTCGTGGTGATTGTATTCTTATTGCAGATCCTATTCGTCAGATACTTGTTACAGGTAGCAATACTAAGGTAATGTCAAATAGATCAAGAATCTTCCAGAAGGATCTTTACTGGGCTATTAGACACCAGTTTGAACTTGAGAATACATCATATGCAACCACATATGGTAACTGGTCCAAGACATATGATTCCTTCACAGGTCAGAATGTATGGGTGCCGTTCTCTGGTTACGCTGCAGCTGCAATGGCTAGAACAGATGCTGCAAGATTCCCTTGGATTGCGCCAGCTGGCTTCACTAACGGTCTATTACCTAATGTTATAGATCTAGCAATTAATCCTAATCAAAAGCAACGTGATGAGCTTTACAGATCAAACATTAACCCTGTTTCGTTCTTCCCATCACAAGGTCAAGTTATTTACGGTCAAAAGACTCTAAGTAAGAAGCCAAGCTCATTTGATAGAATTAACGTTAGACGTCTATTCCTCGCACTTGAGAGACCAACTCGTAAAGCTGCTCAATTCTTTGTATTCGAACCTAATACAACGTTTACACGTACAAGACTTGTTAATACTCTAACTCCTATATTTGAAAGAGCTAAGAATAACGAAGGTCTTTACGATTACTTGATTGTTTGTGATGAGCGAAATAATACTGCTGATGTTATAGATAATAATCAGCTAGTTGTTGATATCTACATCAAGCCTGTAAGAGCAAGTGAATTTATATTAATTAACTTCTTTGCAACAAGAACAGATGCAAGCTTCCAAGAAATTGTAGGTGCATAATTTATAAAACCAGGAAGTTCGCAAAACTTCCTGGTTTTATTTTGTGTTTATATTAAATATGATGTAATCATGTACACTAAATTAATCACACAAATAAACAATAGGTTAGTAGGTAGTACAGGTAAGATTTCAACAGCTAAAATACGCTCAAAAAGTAACAGTGATTTAATCCAATCTATTCTTGCATCTACTAGCTTTTTAGATAATGAATCTTCTATTACAGAACGTATCTACTGTATTCGTAATGATATTACTGCACCTCCTGTTTGTATCATTACGAATACACCTCTAAGATATAACAATAATACACACTGCTATAATACAGCTAATCAACACACACCTCGCAATAAAGCTGTAGCTAGTGTACTTAAGTTTAAAAATACTAT